TGACGGGGCTTCGGTGAGGTGGGGGCGGCTAGGGTAGCCCCCCGCCCCCGCGGAGACCGTGGCGGTGGCAGCCCGCGCCTTGGCGACGAACCCACGGAGGCCAGCCGCAAGCTCCCGGTCTGGAGTCGGGCCCGACGGCGAACCGGCCAGGATCGACTCCTGTTCGCCGAACTCACGCACCGCTGCGAGTACCCACTCGAGCCTTTTTGCGCCGCCGTTGACGTGCGCCACGAGTGCCTCGGCGGTGCCGCGGTGCGCGAGTCTGGCCAGCGACTGGCAGGCCAGGAGGGCGTCGAGGATCGATTGCGCGGTTGGATCGTCGAGCTTGGCCGGCGCCGCCCCGCGCGCGGCTTCTGCTTTTGTTCTTTCTGTTCTGTTCTGTTCTGTCTGTTCTTTGTCGTGACATGCGTGACTCAGCGTGACGTCGCGTGACACGTCACGGTCTGTCACGGTGGAGCGTGACACTGCGTGACTCGGCGTGACACGCGGCATTTTCTCCGTCGTTTTGCCTCTCTGCGTCGCCTTCCGCTCCGCTGGAGTCTTCGCTCGTGCCTGCGCCTCGACGAACCCGCGGACGGCGAGCGCGCCGTCGACGAGCACGAGGCACCCATCGGAGAGCAGTGCCTCCACGTGCGGCGCCAGTTCGGCCCACGAGCCCCGGAGCGGAACGGCGACGCTGGACAGCCCAGCCTTGCCCAACGGGATGCGCCCACCGCGGTCGGCGATGAGCAGCATTTCGTCGAAAATGCCCCGCGTGAGCGGGGAGAGCGCGAGCCAGTCTGGGCTCTGCGAACGGTACAATTTCACGTAATACGCGGTCGCCCAGTCCACTAGACGCCGCGCCTTTCCGCCCGCACGTGGCCAGCGGGGAACGTCCCCCCGCCCTCGACCCACAGCCTCGCGTCCTCTCGAATTCGGAACAAATCGTTCTCCCCGCTGAGCAACCTCGCCCTGAATTTGCCTGACACGTGACCCGACTCGATCGTGCCGTTTCGGTGCTTGTAAACGCCGTATGCGTACGTCCAGCCCTCGCCGATTGCGTTTTTGCCCGCGCGGTGCAGACGCACCGGAGGTTCGCCCCCGACGTCGTCGCTGCCGAGTGCCCACGCACGCGCCGCGTCGTAGTCGGGTAGCGCGTGGCGTTTCGTCCCGTCTGCCCGCGTCGCGGTGATTGCGCCGCCGCGATAGCGCACCGTCGCGCCCGTCGCGTGGTGCTGCGTGGACCCGCTCTCGTGCCAGCCTGCTAGCCGCAGCGCGGCGCTGAGCCCCGCGCTCACGTGACGCTCCCCTCTGCCCACGCAAACGCCGCGTGTCGCGACTCGAAGTAGCACCAGACCCCGTCGCAATCGCGAGCGAGGTAGCGATACTCCGCGCTGCGCCCCGTGTGCTCGACACGCGCGCCGTTTTCGTGCTCCCAGACTCCCTTCGCGATCATCGTCCAGCCGGGCCCGAGCGCGTGAGCCTGCGCCGCTACCGCGCCGCTCACGAATCCCCCAGGAGCGCACGTAGCGCTGCGACGTCGGGGAGCGCCGCCAGTTTGCGCAGCGCGCGTTGCTCGATCGAGCGCACCGCCCCGGGAGAGAGCCCGAGCGCCTCGCCGACCTCCTCGAGCGAGCGCTCGCGCATGTCCGGTAGCCCACCGTGCCCGAGCGGAGGTGGTGGCGTCACCCGCGCGGGGGGCGCCTGCCCGGGAAGACAGTACCAGGAGCCGAGCCCGGCCGCGTCGGACCGCATGATCGTGCCGTCTGCCACGAGCCTATTTGCCGCACGCACGACCTGCTCGTACCCGAGCCCGGTGGCGCGCTCGATTGCGCGTAGCGACGCCGGGCCACTCGCGAGCGCCGACAATATGGCCGCGCGCGTGGCAGCGAGACGAGCCGCGAGACCGCCTGCGACGGGCATCACGATAGCGCCTCGATCACGTCGTCTAGGCCGCAGTGTCTCACCCCGCCAGCCCACAGCAGAGCCGTCGGCAGCACCGCGCGTTCCGACGTGGCGACCGCGATCACGCGGAGCCCGACGCCGTACGCAATCCCGGCCTCGAAGACCGAGCCGTGCCGCGTGGTCTCCGGGCCGTACAGGAGCACGAGTGCGGAGCTCGCCAGCACCTCGCCCTCGCACGCGTCCGCGAGCGCCATTCGGCCCGGCGTGGTCATGTCCGCCTCGAGCTCCACGGTTGGAGCTCCGTCGTGCCACGACGACGTGACGCGGTGGCCAGCGGAGGCGAGACGTCGGGCCATCGCCCGCGCGTCGGCTATCAGCGGGAGCGGGGCTGCGATGTAGACGCGGGTCACTCCGTCGCCTCATGTTCGCGCGGAACGGCGTTCGCCGAATGCGCAAACATATCGATTTGCGCCTTCGGCGCCGCGGCTGATCGGAGGTTCTTGACCGCTTGTGCGTAGTAGGTGTCCTTCAGCTCGGCACCGATGAATCGCCGGCCCTCCTCGATGGCAACGTAGCCCTCGGACCCGATCCCCATAAATGGCGACAGGACAACGTCGCCCGGGTTGCTCCAGAGCTTCAGTGCGCGACGGATGACGTCCAGCTGCAGCGGGCAAATGTGCCGCTCGTCCTTGTCGTCTCGCGCGCTGCGGAATTGCAGCGTATCCGAAGGGTTGATATCCATCCAGACGGGGGAAGCGTATTTTTGCCACAAGCCAACGGGGAATTCCTCATGAGTGTGCGCGATCGGCTCCGGGTTATCGCCCGGCTTCCTCATTACCACGAGGTAGTCGGCTAGCCCCTGCCGCGACATCGATGAGTCCTTGCGGATCTGCTTGTGCAGGAGCCCCAGCGCCTTCGTCCGCTGCATCTGCGTGACAGGGTCTTTCCAGATGGCAACCTCGGAGTGGTAGACGAAGCCAGCCTTCTGATACGAGCGAATGAGATCGCCGCGAAAGTCGGTCAGGCCGATTACGCCGTCGCGCGCCTTGGACGTCGGAAGATTCATGCAATGGACCGCCATGAGGCGACCCGGCTTCAAGACGCGGAACAGCTCCGTCGTCAGGTGCCCGAAGTGCTCGAAGAACTCCGCGTGCGAGCCGCAGTTGCCCATGTCGCGCGGACTGTTGCTGTACGTGTACAACGACGCGAACGGCGGGCTGTAAACCGAGAAGTGGACGCTGTCCGCGGGGAGGCCAGATGCGACCTCGATGCAGTCGCCGTGATATGCGGCGAACTTGTCTTCGATGGCGCTTGCGAGGATAGAGGACATGATCAGGACACCTTCAGCCACGAGGGCACAACGACCGAGCCGGTCGCGATATATGGGGTGGACATCCGCTCAAGCGAGCGAACGTTGTCTCGAACAACGCGGCCAACAACGACAGACGCTGCGCCGGCCATGCGCTCCGCGTCTTGTGCCTTGCGGGCAATGTTGCCGCGCACGGCTCCCTCAAGCTCGGAGGTCACGGTGTGGACGACGACGGGCCGCGTTTGCCCGAATCGCCAGCACCTGCGGATCGCCTGAAACTGCTGCTCGAACGAGTCGGACATGCCGACGAAGATCATCCTGGCGCAGTGCTGCCAATTCATGCCGAATCCGGCGATCGAAGGCTTCGTGACGAGCACACGGTGGCGCCCGTCCGCGAACCCGATCATCGCGTCTTCCTTGTGCCCCGGCGAGTCGGAGCCCTTCACTTCGACGGCGCCTGCGATGGCCTTGACCAGTGCGTCACTCTCGGCGTTCAGATCGCACCACACAAGCCACGGCTCGTTCGGTTCGGCCGCGACGATCTCGACCGCTCGCGCCACGCGCCTGGGCATACTGCCGGCCCGCGCAGCGCGCCGCTCTTGCAGTGTGCGCGCTTCGTCGAGGAAGAGCCTGCCCGACGCGATCGCGTCTTCGTGCGTCGCCGGCAGGATGTGAGTCTCCTCGATCAGCGGAGGCAGCGCGTGCTTACCGTCGGGGTAGCCGAGATCGGAAGGCCGCGAGACCACCGCGCCCCACGAGCAAACCCACTCCCAGAATAGACTCTCCGCGTGGCCCTTGATGCGCCAGTCCTGCGTTGATCCGCCGTCGTGGACGAAGAACGTGGCGAGCATTTCTACCCTGGACATGGCGCCCAGAAATTCCGCGTGGTTTCCCAGTTCCGTAAAATCGTTGGGAGCAGGTGTCGCTGTTGCGCACAGTTTATACGGTGTGCGCGCAAACGCATCTATCAGGGCGGCAGTGGTCTTCGACGTGTATGCCTTCAAGATGCTGGACTCGTCGAGTACGATCCCGGCGAATTCGCGCGGGTCGAAGCGGTCGAGGATGTCGTAGTTCGTGACGGTGACCGTCGCGCCGACATCTTCGGGCTTCCGAGCATGCCGCACGTCCACGCAGAATTTCGCGCCCTCTCGGACGGTCTGTGCGGCAACGGCGAGCGGGGCGAGGATCAGGACCTTGCCGCCGGTCCTGGCGCAGACATGGCGCGCCCATTCCAGCTGCATCGCCGTCTTGCCGAGGCCGGTCTGGCAGAAGAGCGCGGCGCGACCGCGACGTAGAGCCCACCGAACGAGATCGCGCTGGTACGGGAACAGCTGCGGCGAAAGCGCCGACTCGTCAACGACGAAGCCGGATGACTCGACGAATCGCGATTTGCGCGCGATAAAATCGGCGTAAGTCACGGCGCCCCCCCGGCCACGTCGTGGCGCTCGCTCGGTGCGTAGGACACCGCAGCCCACGCCTTGTCGGGATTGCACTCGGCGCACGTCTGAGCGGCACGGATTGCCTCCTCGAGCGACCGGGGCGAGCACGACCAGACGCGAGCCACACCGTCGGCGTCCGTGACGAGGATTGCGAATATCGTCGGCATCTAGGCCTCCCTTCGGAACAGCCGAACCGGCGTCACGACGACGTCCTCGGGCGCGGTGTCGAACAGCCGCGCGGCCTGCGCGCGAGCATCGCTGCCGGTGTGTGCGACCACGTTGGTGGACCGCGTGCGGTTGGCGTTGGTTACGCGGTAGAGCCACAGCGGCGTTCGCGTGCGAGCTATCACGCTCGCGAGATTGTCGATGGCGGACATCTAGCACCCGACCCCGTCCGGACCGTGGTCGACGCAGCCGGACGGCGTGGCTTCGGTGGCCGGCTGCGGCGTAGCCTCATAAAGCGGCACAAGCCTTCCCTTGCCGCACGAGTACGAACGGCGGGCGTCCGCCTCTGTCTGGTAGGTGTTAGCGAATCCG